AGAGGAATAGACCGAAGGCTATGTTCGCTCCTCCATTTAGCATTAGATGGATCAGATTTTCTTCCATTATATCACCCAGTCAAAGATCCCTACCGCGATCGAATTAGCTATCGATTCGAGATGGGGGAGCGTTAAGTATTCGCGATGGGTATCGATGAACATAGGTTCGCAGCAGATCGCTACAGGATCGGATACTCCGCGGATCGTGTAATATGCGTTTCTGGTCCAATCATCTGGATTTGCGGCCTTCGCGAGATATCTCTTAATCTCTGGAAACTTCTCTTGATGACTCTCCATTCGAGCTGCGATCTTCTCCGCGAGATTCTTTCCGTTACTACTGAGATGATGATGGAAAAAACTAGCATAATCTCCATTCCCAGCGTTGAGATGCAGGGAGAGATATACTTGAGGCCCTTCGAACTGGGAAGCGATATCGTTTACTCTACGATGCCTATCTCGATATTCTCCATCCGATACAGAGAATACAGTAGCCCCAAGATCCAGAAGCTTCTCCTCCAATAGGAGAGATAGATATCCCGTATACATAGCTTCGCGGCCCATACCGAAGGCTGGAGCTGGTGTAACACTCGCTCCGCGATCCATGGGCTTCGAAGGCTTTCCGCAGTGTTGTCTATCTAAATATACAATGACCATGATATTATCCTATCCGATATTTTTTTGAATATCGGCAAATTCTAATCTCTGAGATTTACGAGAGGATTATCTTCGAGCTGAAGAATGAATCTCCATCGGTTGTTTGACCATGATTTACTCATAATCTGACATTTGTGATTATCATATCCGATTCTTTCCGAAGTGAGAGAAACAATATCTCCGAGATCCAGATATCCATACTTCGGGGCAGCTGAGATCTCTATCGCGTATGCTGGGAGAGCGTGGTAACGAATCTTATCTCTCGCGATTCGAACCGCGGTATCCAGATCCCATACGAATGGAGCCTCGATAATCAGTTCACGAAGGCCATACCGGGAGAAGGAGATCTCCGCGAGCGCATCCGTATAAGTTAACCCGATCTCCTCAGTAGCATCGGGATCGATGATTACCTTCGAGCGATAGTTCCCTTGATTACCTTCGTATCCGAAGCGAACCGTTATCTTATTGTATATCTCCTGTTCGAGCGGACTTAATGGAGAGATGATTTGGAGCTCTCCCGAATCATAGAGATAATGAGTAGGTTCGATGGTTTGGGAGTACATATACAGATCTAACGTAGGCTTAATCCCCTTCGATCCATTCGTTATCTCGATGGGGAGAAGCTCCCAGATATTACTCTGAATCCAATCAAGAGCGGATACTTCTATATCGTTTACATACCCAGAGAACTTGTAACGATTGAGAACTCCTTCGAGGCCTCTCCACGCTCCGAGATCATAATCTAACCCCGATAACTGGAGAACGAATAGAGAGAGATCTACTGCGGACTTGAGAGAACCATTCGAGAAGGGATTCGGATGCGCTCCATCAGATTCTCCCCATGAAGCATAATAACCGAAGGAGAGCTCCGGTGAGGAAAGCTGGAAGCTATTATCTTCGAGATTCGTTCCCTCTGGAGTTCCTACTCCTGTAACGTAATAAGGGACATAAGAGAGAGTTTTACCACGAGAATCTACCAGAGATCTCACGCGGTTAACCATATTACCTCCGTTACCATCATATACTCGAACCTTCCCTCCGATTACTTCGTGATAGGCTACAAGGAAGTACTGGGTGAGGAGAGTTGGAGTTCCTCCAGCTTGATAGGCTGGAGAAGTTGGTATCTGGTTCTCTGTAGTGAGATTCCCATCGGAACTCTCCAGAGTAGCGATCCCTAGATCCCCGAATACGAATGGAACGACCTTTCCCTTAGATTGTTCGATAATCCCGATAGAGAACTCCTCCTCTCTAATGATATGATGAGTTCCTACTAGCTTAATATTCCGAATATTCGTACTATTCTCGATGGAGAAGGAGATAGTTCCTAACTGAGCTGCTGGGTCTCCGAAGATGGCATCCAATACGCGGCCCTTAAATATCCCGATTCGATCTTGGATGGTGAAGCTCGTTTTCCCTTCGAATACGATAACCATCGAGAGCTCACAGGAAGCATCGTTAAGAGTTCTTCCTCGCTTCCATTCTCGAATCCAGTCTACTTCTTCGAATACCAGCTCCATTGAGATAGTATTCGCTTCGAGATCTACTCCTACCCTCTGAGATTGGAGATTGACATCGGGATCCGATAAGCCTCCGCGATATGGGATAATCTGATTCTCCGCGATATCTTCGATCTGTATCGGGATAGTAGAGAATCGATATGGAGTTCCATAATAATCGATCTCCAATAGGAAGCAGATATCCCCTTGGAGAATCTCACTGCGCTTTATCGAATCCATTACTCAATCTCCTCTAAGTTCATCGTAGAGACTCGGAATAACTCGTTCTCTAGTTCTTCACCAAGTACGGACTCGATAGAGATCGCTCCGGTAGTTCTACAGAGAAGATGATCATATAATCGATTCTGGAGCTGTTCATCGGTTCCCTTCTTCAGGAGAGGAAGGTATACGATGGGTTGTCTATTCTGGAGATATCGAACTATCCCTTGCATGAGGAATGGGGCATCTCCATAGTTAGCTACGGGGAGCGCTCCGCTAGTGCTACTCATTTGCCAGTAATCTGGAGCTCTCTCATATAATCGAGTAGTATCGATGGGTTCGGTCCATGCGATCGATACAGTTCTACGGCCTTCGCTCATCTTACGAGAGAAGAACATCCCATCCAAGGTATTCTCGGTTTGGATATTCGGTTCGTATGAGATAACGCGGCCTCTCTGGTATTGAGGAGCTGGGAACGCGATCGAACCCATAAGCATCGATCCAATCTGGAAGTATCCTTCGAGAGTAGCTTGGGGAGGAATGGAGATCGCGAGAGCTCTGGTTCCCAAGTTGACTCCATCGAGCCTCGCCTTAGTGAATGTCATACTCGGAGGTATTAACTCAATCTTTCCAGTAGCTGGAATGGTAGCAGGATCCGTTAGCTTAGTGTCATATACCAGAACCGCTTGCTTAGAGTCCGTATTATCTCCCCAGATGCCTTCGCTATTCTGTACGATCTTAACCATTACTTCCGTATCTTCTCCTACGGATAACTTCGCTCTCCATCCTACTACTTCCCCATAATGGAGATAGAAGTCATTCGCTACCCCATTCGGTACGATCGTAGCCCCTCGGAGCGTATAGTCCCCTACGAAGTCTCCAGCAGTATCGATGGAAGCAAGAATATCCCATGCGCTCCCATTCCATGATAGGAGATCGAACTTCTGGAAGTTGATATTCCCCAAGTACAGACCGAGAACATCCGATAACCCCATCGATTTAACCGCGCTCCCTACGTTCTCATCCATAAGGAGAGGTATTCTATTCGTGGCAGTGTCATCCTGAGATCTCCACGTAATCCGAGGAGATAGAGAGATTTGATGGAAGATATTATCGATAGGATAATCGTATCGAGCTTCGATTTTGTAGATATCTTCCCCACGAGCTGGTGAATCCTTCGCGGTTATATTGAGGCCTCCATCGAGATAGATATATTCCCCATAGTTCGGATATAGAGCTCCTCGAAGGGAGGTATCGAATAATCCAGCCTGTTCTCCGCTCGATATTGAGACTTCTTGCCAGTGAGAGATATACTGGGTAACCCCGGAGAAAGCTCTATGGCCCCATTCGATACGGTTCCCCAGTCCCGTAGCGATCTTCGCGATGCTGGAGATCGATTCGAGGTTCCACTTCTTAGCGCTTCCGAGATCTGCGGTTCGATAATAGATCTTCGCGTTCGTATCGTTCCACACGATAACGATCTCTGTAGATACTGTCATATCATGAGAGATGGTAGCCTTAATCCCAGAGTTATCTCGTACTTGTATCGTAGTCTCAGAGAATCGAAGGATTAACTCCGCGCTATTCGTTGAGAGATCATCTTGGGATACTCTTAATCCAATATAATCGGATGCTACGCTAGTATTCTGATCTACTTGGAGCCTTAATCGGATAACCTGTCCTTCAGTGAAGTAATTACCTGAATGAGTGTATCGGTATTCGCGAATATTACCACTTGTATCTAGCTTGAGGCCTTCGCTATCGAGCTGCTGAGTTCCTGCTCCTGTAGTTGTATACTGAGAGGAAGTAGCTGGAAGCATTACTGGAATATAGGTAGAATCCCATCTCATATACTGAGATCTTGATGGCTGCTCTAATCGCTTCGGATAGTTGAAGGTAGAGAACCCGGAAAGCGCGAGATACCATACTGAGTTCGTATTATGAGCGAAGATCTTCGCTCTCCCTTCGTGTACGCATGCGGAAAGCGCAGTTAATCGATCTAAGTTCGAACCATAATCGGAGATAACCGCATCTTCGATTACTCCTCCCCCAGAAGTAGCGCGCTCCCAGCTATCTCCGAGATCATCCGAGTAGAACATAAGTAACCGGCCATCCGCGTGTTCTTGAGCTACTACGTAGATTTTCCCATCTTTATAGAATGAACATACATTCCCTTCGGAGAGAATCCCCGATACGATCTTCCCATAGTTAAGCGAGGATTCGATAGTCTCCTCTCGGATATCTCTCCAATCGTTGGAAGTAGCTCGGATCCCAGCATTCGGTATTTTGGTCCATTTGAGATCCGCGTTCGAATCTACCCAAGCTAAACCGATTGAAGCATCCGGGAGAGCGATCGGGGATGGTTCATGGAAGTCACCTTCGGAGATCTGAGATCTTTTATCCTGAAGCTGGAAGGAGCTCCCACCATCGCGAGATACGTACTGATAAACGGAGTTTCGATTACTGGTAACCGCTTCGATGAATAAAACCACACTAGAATCGATATTCACCATTCGCATTTTTTGAGGATCTGCATCTGAAGTATCAATCGAAGTTCTTAATCCTCGGTTCGAGATGCGCTTCCACGTATCCCCATTATCGACACTGCGCTCGATGATGATATTTACATCTCCTTGGGTTACGTACTGGAAGAAGGCCACCAAGAGAGCTCCATCCTGCGTTCGAGTTATACAAGGGAGGCCTCGCGTAGTGAATATTCCGCTCTGGGTTACGAATGTTTTAACCAGAGTAATCGAACCATTCTTCTCCTGTCTATGGAGTTGAATGGAGTATGTAGTACCCAAGCGAACTCGCTCCGATACTACCCATAAGCGACCTTCGGGATCCGATACACAATCAGAATAAAAGTAGACTCCGGTAGTAGAGCTCGCGCTATACTTCCAGTATCCAGATTCGGTTATGATATTATTCGCATCCTGTCCTAGATCGATCGAATCCTCTCCTCTCCATACGAACTGAGCTTCTCCGGGGATCCCTCCTTCGATGGTTTCCACTTCGATATTCTCACCCTGAGAACCGATAGCACCCAATACGAGGCCCGTACCGATATTCTGCGCTTCAGGGATACCGCTTCGAGAGTTCGCTTGGGTGAAGTTCGATTGAGCATCCCATAACGCGCTCTTTTTAATTCCGATATACGGGATAAGAATCCCTCTCATATTATCCGGTGTAATATTTGACATCTTAATATCCTCTGATTCCTTGGAGTTTAGGAGATGAGATTCCGAGATCCTTCGCGAATCTTCCAAAGTGTTTAAAAGGTTGGATTACTACGACTGGAGAACCATTCGCTCCTCCCCTCTGGAGATTACGAACTCCCTGTTCTCCTCCGATTCTTCTTACTGTAGCTCTATCCAGAACCGCTTCCCCTTTCAATAATCGAGCGGTAGATTCATCCTGAGCGAGTCCCCCCATGTGGAAGCTAGGCATCTGTTGAGACATTACTACACCCATCTGAGCGGCCCCGATACCAGTAGCTAAACCGGCCTGAATTAAGTTAAAAGGAGGAGGTAGTTTCATAGCTGCAGCGATGGCCTCTGCGGTTTGCATCGCTACTTCAGCTAACGACATCCCCTTCTGGAATACGAATAACGCGCGGAGCTGCTTCTTCTTCTTTTCGTATGCTTCGCGCTCGATATCGCTCATCTTCTCTAGTTCTTCTCGCTTCTGATCGTTCATATCGATTTCTAGCTGAGAGTTATTAATCAGATTCTGAGAAAGCTCATTCGCTACCGCTCCGAACTCTAGCATGGATTCGAGATTAGTTATAGCAGCTTCTTGTCGTAACTTCTGAAGCTCCTCCTCCTTCTCTTTCTCCTCATCTAGGTTTTCCATTTTCTGATCGTGCCTTAAAGTCTCGATAACCATCGCGGCCTCGGCTTCTCTACCAGTAGCGATTCCCAATAGCTCAATATCTGCGATCTGATCCTCGATTCGCTCCCTAGCTGCCATCGCTTTACGCCCTTCTTCATCGATGAAGGCTTCCGCGAGTGCTTTATCCATGCTTTTTTGGAGTTCGTATTCTTTTATCTCATCATCTCCCATTTCGAGAGCTTCTTCTAAGAGCTTATTGTATAACTCTCTCGCTCTGGCAGCGCGTTCCTCTAAAGCGGCTTTTAATGCGCTCTGATTCGCGGCTTCCTCGGTTGCCTCCGCAAGTTCATATTCAAGCGTTACCATTTCAGTAGCAATTTTTACAGATTCTTCCTGTGCTTTCTGGATAGCTTGGATTTCGATATTTCTCTGCTTTGCTTCTTCAGTAAGTTGATTCTGTAACTGGAATAAAGCTGCTAAAACTTTCGGTTTCTTCTGTTGTAGATTTAAACCATCATCGATGGCAGTATTCTGTAATTGTAGAAGTCTTAATCTTTCGATCTCATCATCTGATAGAGGAACATCTCCGAGCTTCGTATAGTTTCCTATCAGAGCCTTAACCATCTTAATGTTATCTTCGGTTTGAGAAGCTGCTTGCTTTGCGTAATCAATATTAGCAACAAAAGCAACCTGAGCAGCCTCTCCTGCTTTCTCCAGATCGTATTCATACTGGGTAATCTGACCTGTAAGAAGCTCATAATCCCTCTGGAGTTCTCGAAGCTTCGATCCAGCATCTACAAGGTTATCCTCTTGTTCTTTTTGAGAAGCAGCGAGAGCATCCTGCGCGCTCTTTAACTCCATCATTAACTGTCTGGTTTTCTCAAGTGCCTGTTGATGAGATACGTATCCCAGAGTTAAGGCCCCAAGAGCAACACCGGCAGCGAGCAATGCTGGGCTTAAGTTCATTACGGTAGTAACTACACCTTCAGCCATTGCGAAGAAGTCTGCTAGGCCTCCAGCGGCCTCGGCTAGTTCTGGATTAACGAACTCAAGAGCCATACCAACGGAAGCGAACCCCTGATCGACATCCCCAGCAGTATCCGCTACTTCTTCTAAGCGTTCCTCGGCATCTCTTGCGCTTTCCTCTAGCTCATCGAAGTCATCAGCGGCATCATCAGCGGCCTCTCCAGCTCGTTCTGCTGCTCTCCTAGATGCTTCCGCGCTCTGTCTAGCGGCTTTCTCCGCTTGCTTCAATTGCCTATCGAGAGCAGCCACCATCTTCTTGGCTTCTGCTTCGGTTACATTAGGCATCTGTTTCAGCTTATGGATAAGATCCTTCAGATCCGCTTTATACGAGATATTAATCGATCTATTTTCTTGTGACATTAGATTCTCCGCATCAGATCATCTGCTAGAGCGGAGATTACCTTCTTCGCTTCTTTATTCTGTGGTTTGACCATTAGCTCCTGAGCTACCCTCTTACCAGTGGGCTGGATGATCTCCCTCCCTTGATGATTCATGGGATCCGCTCCGAACTTAATAGCCCATGAGTAACGAGCGGTATTACGGAGGAAACCTTCGAATCCCCCATCGGGAGTAATGCGATATCCACGCTCGAACTTTTTCCAAGAGTTTTTCGAGGTTTTCTTAAAGAAGATTATCTTCCCATTACTATCGGTTTTAATCTCTGGTTGTCGTACTGGCCAGTCCTTCTTCGCTTCTCGCTCAATCTTCTCTAAAGTCTCATCGATGATAGATCGCGCATTCGGAGCTACCTTATCGATGAAACCTGTGAAAAACTCCTGAAGATCTGTATCTATTGATACTCCAGCATTACCCGAATTAATATTTGTGCTCATCTTTTCGCTCTCCGAATCATATCTTCCATTCTAGCCCTTTTTATCGCTTCTTGTCTATCCTTTCTTGATTCTGGAGATTCATTGGATAATCGATATTCCGCGAGAACTGAGATTCGGAGATCTTCCGATAGAGTATAGAACCATTCAGGATCTTTACCCCATCGGAGAGCTACTTGGAGAGCTAGGTAATCTAGCCATCCTCTGGAGCTTGCGTAAAATTTGCGCGTTCTTCTACTCCATCTTCGGAAGGGATAATTCTCATCATCTCTACCAGAATCGCGCTCCCCATCTCGTATACTGCGCTCGGAGTTACTCCATTATCCAGTAGTCTATCGAGAACCTTATGCCCATACGCGATCGGATCCCCAGAGGAGACCGGATAGGCTGGGAGGATTCGCGCATGGTCTACGCTTATTGCAATACACGCTGCGCATAATCTCCCCAGTTGAGCGCGATTGGGATGAGATCCCCAGATGCTCACGAAGTCTAAACAAGTTGCGATAGAACTCGGAAGCCTTGATTCATGCTTTCCGAGTTTTTTCAAGTCTAATTCCATTAGTACCTCCTATGGATTAGAATATAATAGATTATGCTGGCCCTGTAACGGAGATTCCACCATAACATGTAAAGTTCAATGTAAAGCTTGAAGGATCTCCCTCTGAGAAGTCCAAAGAGCAAACACATTTAGACAATGTAACAGTATGATCTCCATCATCACCGAAGTCCGTTCCTTCTGCGGTGTATTTGATATCGATGCAGTAGAACTCGATATATGGAGTTCCAGTAGAACCGGTGGAGATATTACCAGAATAGTTACCAGCTTGCTTAATGAAGTCACGAACCGAACCAGCTTCGGAACCATCTGTAAACTGTCTGAAGTGAAAAGAGAATGAACCACTCTTAGCTTGTTCATCTTGCTTTCGGATAGCTGCGAAGTTACCGCGATCCATGATAACTAGCTCTGAGAACTGTTGAGGATCGGAGAAACTGAAGTTTCCATCTTCGTAAGCTACATCGAGAGTTACTGGAACTCCAGTTCCATCGAGAAGTGTAATAAGACCATCGCGTTTAGTCTTGGGTACTACTGAATAAGCCATCGCGGCCTCCTGTGTTATGTTTTATATTCTATCCGAATATATTAGATAGTGTGCAAAATATTAAAGGTTAAAGAGATGATTATGTATTCCTGAGAATCCGTTACGTTTCTCTGAGACTGAACATATCGAATGGTGAACGCATTATCCGTAATATACGCTCCGAGAATCCCTTGGATAACTTCTTGCTCAGTATCGAGAGCGAGATCGTAATCAGTAGGATAGACATCGAGCGGCCTCAATCGATACGCGAAGGTAACGATCATCGGAGTAGACATGTACACTCCTACCGCTCTACGTTGTCTTTCATCGATCCCAGTAGAACTAGATACTCCTACCGCGAATGCCTTATTCGCGATGGTGTTTTCAGTTCTCCCGAAGTAGTCTGGAGTATGATTCGATTCTTTGAATCCAGTAATCGCGGCTACTTTATCCGCTATTTGTTTTCGGATGCTGGAAAGGGATTGGGCCATTATCTTCTTCTCCGAAACGAACCGAATCTTCCCGGATTGGAAAGATATATTACCGGTTGTTTAGCTATCCGGTTATTTGGCTGCTCGGATAGTCCATTATGATCATGGTCATAGATGAAGTTTATCCGCTTCCATTCATCGTTATATACTCTGAAGTGCTCATTCGCGAGATCCAGATATCTTCCGTTCGATTGACCTAGAGAGCTATGGAAGTCTCTGAAGATATAGTACAAGGATAGATTCTGATGAGCTGCGCGGAAGGCCTCTGGAGACATTACAAGATACTCCAGTCCTCCTCCCTCTTGTCTCATTCTCTGAAGCATATTGTACCAAGCTTCATCGATATATGTTTGATAGGAGGATAGGTTCGAAGGCCGTATATCTGCGAGCTGAGAATACGTAGAAGTAATATCAGCATCTGATACTACTGGGTACAACCTCCGAAGAACTACAGAAGCCATTCTTCGGAAGATATACTCCTCTCCTACAATTGTAATCTTCCACTCTTGGAGGTAGCCTTCTCCGAGGATGAGCGATTCATCCATAATCCCTGCTGAATGTACATAAGTAGGAACATTAGCAGGATAGGAAGCAGTAGCATTATCGATTAACTTGGTTTGATCTGGTTTAATGAGAGTATACCGTACCGCATCCGGTACCACGAGAGAACCATCGCGATAGATGGGGAGCGTACTCGTATTCGCTTTCCCTCGCTCTAGGAGCTCTGGGATCTTGATTTGTGGAGCGTATGGTATACTGGTAGACATTAGAATAACTCTCTATATATTTCGATCCCATTGAGTTCGAATCGTTGAATACATTCTATCATATCATCTTTGAGTTTGTAAGCTTGATTCATCTTGATTTTAACTTCGGGGATATGTTGGGATGGAGCCAAGCGATCGATGGTTTTCTGGTGCGTTATCGTTTCGAGTTCCCAGAAGTGAGATTCGATAGGAGATAGAGTTCCATCGAGTACGAGCTTCGCGCTCCACTTTCGGAAGGCATCACTATCAAACTTTTTAATAACTCGGTTTCCTACGGTTCGAACGTTCTCCCAGATTGGAGAATGGTATCGACCACCTCGTACCGGATAAACGTTAATGTATTGAAACCGCTCCGGGTTGAGATATACCCATCCATCCTGTTGGAGCTTACCGATTCGAGAACCCGGATTACCAAGCTCTCCAGAGATCTGATGGATTCCGTTTACACCCGGAACAATATATTCCATTCGAACATTGGGGATGAAGAATCCCTTCTTCTCTATCTTCGTACTCTTTCCGCTCTTGACTTCGACATCGAAGTAATGAAACATCCAGTTTGAAGGATGCCATTTATAATAGAACGGATGGTTCGGAGGTTCTGGTAGAACCTGTTGGGGATTCGCTCGCTGGGGGGCCCATGGTTGGGGAGTGTAATTATTACTCATGTTTTGTACCTCGTTTAAAATGTAGGAAAAGAGGAGAGAGAAAACCCTCTCCCCTTAACCAAGGAAAATAATCGACTAGATTATACTAAAGTAGCGATCTCGACACCGCGATCATCATCGATGATAGCCATACCCAAGTAGCAATGGCCCACGATACGAGTCAAAGCTTTAGTAGCATCGCGATCCATCTCTACCATTACTTCGCCCATCTCCATAGTTTGAGCAGCACCCGGAAGCGCAGCTGGCATACCTGAAGCGTAACCGATAGCACCAGCAGCGAACATAGCACCTTGATAGTTAGAAGAATTATCCAACACGTAAGAGCTAGTGTAGATCTCTACACCCAAGTAAGAACCTTTATAGTGAGATCCTTTCGCTGAGATAGCATCGTAAGAAGCTGGGATGAACTGAACGATACCATTAGTTTCGTTACGGATTGAATCTTGAAGCTCTGCGAACTGAGCAGGATGCAATACACATACGTAAGGACCCGGAGCACCTTTATTAGAACCGGCAGCTTCCAAAGTTTGGATACAATCTACGAAAACATCTACAGTCATCGCGGAAGTAGCACCTTTCTGAGCGGTGAATCCAGTGAACAAAGCAGCAGTTAACTTAGCGAACAAAGCATCGTAAGACTTAGCGATATGTTCTGCAATACGAAACGGATCGATATCACCGGCACCCATGCCAGTCATAGAAGCCATATCAGTGATAGAGTAAGCTAAAGCATTACGCTTAACTACGACATCCACGTGGCCATCTACCAAAGCTTTATCAGATACTGCATCACCTTCGGTAGCACCAGTGAACTGAGAGAAGTCTGATTCACCATCTAAGAACGCTTTACGAACTCGAACGGTATCAGAACCAAGGCCATTAATAGATCCTACGAAGTCCATGAATGGAGTATTTCGGAGGTTTACGCTGTCCTTCAGGAGCAAGCGAATTTCTTGAGAGATCATTTGGGCTAGTCGCAAGTCACCGACCAAGCCATTATTAGTAATTGTTGACATAGTTACACCATGAAAAGAAGAATATTGGATTAGTTACGGGCTATTCTGCTATTACGGGAGCGACCCTACCCATTCAAAGTATAAACGAATCTAAACCCATTCGCAAGATAAAAAAAAACCCCCCAGAGGATGGGGGGGGAAAGGAAGCGAGGTACGAACTCCCCTTCATTATGGGAAAAGCTTTGGATTACAAAGATACTACGATCTGAGCACCAGTTACATTGATAACTGATTTG